ATTTCAATCCACGCTCCCCGTGAAGGGAGCGACAAACATTCTCTGAGATTTTCTTTTTTCCCAATAAATTTCAATCCACGCTCCCCGTGAAGGGAGCGACGAATCCAAGGGTTGGATGATTGGCAAAAACAAAATATTTCAATCCACGCTCCCCGTGAAGGGAGCGACTATGCACATTGTGGTATAATCATATATGTAAAGAGATTTCAATCCACGCTCCCCGTGAAGGGAGCGACCATATAAAATACTGCAGTCCGTAAAAGGTACTGCGAAAGATACTGGATATTCTTGGAATCGCGTTGTAAAAGCTCTATCTAGCAACGGATACATATTGTCCGAGACGCACGCCGAGATATTAAATAAATTCAATGCCGGAAAAAATGCGGATGAAATAGCAAAAGAAATGAGCTTGAGTCCAAAAACAGTACAGGCGTATCTCCCAAGGCAGAGGCCTGTGTATAACGAGAATATGTCTGTAAACGCTTTGAGGATCAAGCAATCTCGTGAAAAGCATAGATCAGATATTTGATATTTCGCCCCACCTCTTCTGAGATGGGGCTGTGTTATTTAGATTTTCTCGACTGATTTTGAATTGATAATAAAGTTGCCGTTTACGATATTGCCCATGTAACCGCCGTCCTGAGATACTAATTGAGTCCCCTTTTTGATTGTGACCGTTATGTCCTCAACCGCACGTAACTTGTCGCCTTTTTTGATGTCCGGCATGACATATTTGCAATGCATGTATCCCACTGTGCTGTTGTGTCTTACTTTTACACCTTCTGTACCCGAATCAAGTACGGTAATGTGATCTCCTTGCTTGGCATTGATAATGACATTTTTCCATGTTGCATCATAAATAGGGCAGTCACTGTTAAGATGTGCTGACCCTGGTCCAATTCTTCTTACTGTACTCACTGTACTACCTCCTGTTGTTCCACTAATTTCTTTATTTAAAATACCCCTTACGATTGCTTTTGCGCAGCGCTTTGCATCCCACACTTTCGCATCGTCTGCATCATCAACAAAGCAACACTCTACTAACAACGCCTTTGACTTTGTATTTGCCAGTACAAATAAGTCCTTGTCGTATTTCGTCCTTCTGTTGTGGATTCCTAACTCTGTTGCAATCGCTTCACAGATTCTGTCCGAGATTTCCTGTGTTCCAGTATCGTAGTTCCATACCTCGACACCACCTGTACTTCCGTCTCCGCCATAATCGTTTCGCCCACTGTTTAAATGTAGGCTGATATCTAAATCCACGCTGTGTTGGTTGCACCTTGCAACGATTTTGTTCAGGCACCCTTGTTTTGTCGTGTTCTCGTCACAAGTGCAGTCGTAAACTGTGTGTCCCTCTGCTCTCAGCAAGCGGATAACTTCGTCTTTCACGATTCTATCTTCTACAGATTCCTGTAAGATGCCGACCGCTCCGGATGCTCCTTGCCCCTGTGGGCAATGTCCTGCGTGTACGTTATATGTTGCCATAATAAAATCTCCTTTTCTTTTAATTTATGTGTTTGGGCGGATAACCGCCCTCTGCACTATTTCTTGTTGTATTTACTTCTGTTCCACATCTCCGATACTTTTTCCCAGCCACCTGTGCTTACTAAATAAACTACAAATGCAGCTAAAATTGATGCAAATATGTAATACCATGTAATTACGATATTAAAGTACATGCACAGAACAACAACTGCAATCGGTGTAATAATAAGAGATACTGCTAATGCCACCACGTTTGTTTGTATCTTTTTCAGCCACGGCATTTCCTTAATCACTTGTACTACGACACTTACAAAAAATGCAAGTATACCAATTCCAGCCAACATATAAGTTACATACTGTAATAAAACTTCCATACTCATATTTATCTCTCCTTTACTTGTCAATGATGCTTTCTAAAAGCTCATCTCTGATTTTTTTCATGTTTTCGATACCATTTCCAGTAATCTGATGATTAAGCATAGCAGCGAGTGATTTTGATTGCTGTTTCTGCATTTCTTCTAATGCTTTTAGTCTCTGATAATCTGCCTGATTGTACTGTTCGAGCTGCGTTACTCTCTTCGATAACTTAAAAGCTGGTTTGATTACTTTTACAATAATCGCCCCAGCTCCACCAACAATGCTGACTGCACCGCATATGCTTAATAGTGTCTGCATAAAATCCAATTCTTTTTCCTCGCTTTTCTTTAATTTACAAAATAAAAAGACCCTTACGGTCTCGCTCTGATTTCCATGTTTGTCACCTCTACCTTTCCTTATTGATCTGCACTAGGCACATTACCACCACGCCAAATAGCGTCCCTGCTACAAATGCAAATACATATCCCATTATGCTACCTCGTCTTTCTGTTCTGCGTAGGTTTCTTCTGCCAGCAATGTAAGTGTTGCGTATTCTTCCTCTGAGATGCGATTCATCGCAAAGTAGACATCTAACTTTGCGATTGCTTCGTCTTTTGTGTCATAGAATTTCTTTTCGATTAAATTTTTCATTAATTTTGTAATTACTGTGTTATTCATGCTTCATTTCCTCCACGTTTTCTAAAATATTGTTTGTGTCATTTTCTACCATTCCAGCCTGTACGGATAATGGCATCAAAGATAGCAAGTTTGCCACGTTTGTCTGATACTGACTTATAATGCTTGCTACATTCGCAGATATCTTGTTATCAATATAGTTTTTTGTATCCGCCACATACTCTACTTCCATTTCGCAGTCCTCGCTATTACCCATAACTGTTGTTGGATAGTAAGTGTGTAGTGCATTTAAAGCTGTCTGTGTTTCTTGTGGTAATGGGACAAATTCTTCTGCATCAGTTTCATAAATAACTTTATAATGCATGTGTGCTTTCGCTGTTTCGATTGTGTCCGTGTCGTTTACTCCGACAATAAAGCTAGATGCCATTACTTTTGGCACATATAATCTCTGTACATCTTTCTTATATACCCCAACCTCACTGTATACTTTACTGTAGTCATAATTTAGCGTTGCACCATCCGCTTTAACACTAAAATATTTTTCTCCAGGATTCCCATAAATCGGTTCACTGTCTTTTACAAGTGTTGCGAAATCCTCTACTACTTTATGTTTATATGTAATCCCGTACACACCATCTCGCTTTTCGATTCTATCCCACTTTGTTAGCGAGCGGTCAAGTAGGATTGTAAGTGTCTGTAATTTAAACGGCTCATATTCTGTCCGTTTAGTGCCTTTTTCGATTTGTATTCTATTTACTTCTGTTCCAACTGACCAGGGATTTCGGATATACACATATCCAATTGTTTTATTTGCATTTGTTTTAAATCCACTCTTATTAAGGTGCATGTAAAAATCTTCATTTGTTCCATCTGTATACTTAACTCCAAAAATCGGACTCCAATCACTATTCGGTTTTGTGATTGTATAAGATTCCCACGATAGGTAATACACTGTTTTTTCTTCAAATGTAATCCCATTTGTGATATTGATTTCTCCCAAACACTTTGATGGTATACAGATTTTTTCTTCGTCACACTTGTATGGATTTTTTGATATATCAAACAGATTCTTACCCGTCACCTTTACTTCAATTTGTCCATCCGCGCCCGCATTTATGATTTCTTTCGGAGACTCGATGGACGGATTTTCTTCCTGTTCTGTCTTTCCTTGCATACCAAAATCCAACAGTTTTTCTTCGGCACTATCAGTGATTTTCACGATACCCTCGCCGGATGCGGTGTTCTTAATTGCATACTGTAAGATTTTATCTCCCGTAGCTTTTGCATCCGCTGCTTGCCCCTCTTGTGCGAGCGTTTTATCCACCTCGATTTGTACAGCAGGCTCTCCTACGATAACAGTTCCGTCTTCTCCAATTATCAAAGATTTCCCAGCGTTTTCAGTACCCTGTTGCTTGTCCAACTTTGTTGCCATCTGCGTGGTAAAATCGCTCGGAATGGAGTTTATTACCTCTTGCCCTTTTACCTGTACCGCTTCAGTTTGCTTTGTACCCTCCGTTTGCACAGCTTTAACCGCATCGGTCTTGGTAGCATTTACAGCTTCTACTGCTTTTGTTTTAGCTGTATTTATAGACTGCTCCGCTTGCTGTGCTGTGTTTCCAACCCCCTGTACAGCTTGCTCCACAGAGGATTTATCCTGTCTAACCTGTGTAGCCAGTCTCTCGACTTCTGCTTTATCTCCTGCAACTTCAAGAGCGTGTTGCTCTGCCATATCCTCTGCGGTCTCTGCATTAGCTTGTGCTTGTATAGCGGATTCTTTCGCCTGTTCTGATTTTTGCTCGGATAACAGAGCATTTGTTGCGGCTGTCTGTGCCTGCTCCTTGTATTCTTTTACAGTTTCGACCTGTTCTCCGATGCCGGATACAGATTCGACAAGTTTCTTTACTTCCTGACGGTCCGCTGTTGTCTGTTGTGCATCGAGTTTCGTCTGTTCTGCGTGCTTTGCTGCTTGCTGTTCTGCGGTTTCGGCACGTTCGGCGGATTCATTTACTGCTTTAATCGCCTCTTCAAACAATTTCTTATCCTCAGTAGCATCAAACGCTTCCGGTTTTGGTCTGCTTTTTACTTCCAGTGCAAATTTCTTTTCGGTCTTTCCGCTTTCCCGATCTGCAATATAAATAAATACGTATATATTATACTTGTCGTCGATGTCGTCATTTATCAGCATCGTATCCGGAATAACTACGTCTGTTACTCCATCTTTCGTTGTACCGATTCGCGTTACAGCTTCACCACCTGTTTCCTGCAACGAAAAATGAATTTCTACCGCTGATTTTAGGTTTCCGCCTTGAATTCGTAACACTTGTCCAAAGTCATATTGCCAAAGTCCACGTTTTATTCCGATGTCGTTGTAATCTACGATTATCATCCTTGTTCTGCCTCCAAAATTTCTCTTACCTGTTCTCGGATTTTCTCAGGTACATCCTTGATGCTCTTCTTTTCTTTTTGTATTAAATCTGCGTATACTCTTGCAATGTAGATCATGCTTGCACCCCCATTTCGTATAGTTCGCAGATGGCGCCCTGTAGGTCTGTAATCTGCGTGTTTGCATTTACTAAGGCTTCTTTTAACGCTGCGTTTTCCGTTTCAAGCTGTTTTATCCGTTCTTCCGAACTCTTTCCAACTTGATTAATAACTACACCATAAATTCCACCTGTGTACTCTTCCGTGCGGTAAAACTCCGTATAGCCCTCGTATTCGGCAATATTTTGTTCGCGTTCTGTGATGCGCATGATTTTTGTCTTTACCGGGTCTGTAAAGAGTTCCCGCAATTGCGCTGGCGCAACTTGTATAACCTTAATTTCTAATTTTTTGCCTGTCTCCTGTGCTGACTGAATTTGTATTTTTGTTGCATCTGCAAAAATTAATTCCATACTGTTCTCCTTTCTACTTCCATCGCCCAATTGCGTACCAGTCAAAATTATGTGTATCTGGTTTGCTGTTATCTGTATATCGTGAGTACGCATACCCTTGACTAGTTGTGTTTTTTGATGTAACCATGATTTCGACGACTTTCCCTGACATATATTGTCCTTGCACAAACAGCATGTAATTATCTGTACTTCCGGAAAAAGGTATTGGATAAGTTATCCTGCCAAAACCATCCGTATACGAGTAGTTTGCTACTCCCCACTGCACTAGCTTTCCACTTGCGTACTTTTCGTAGTAGTTATACCTGCTCGTTGATGCGATTTGGGCTTTGCCGCTTTCGATCACATAATCTTTTAACTCGGACAATCTTTTATTTAGCGTAGACATATCAGATTTTAGTTTAAACATTTGCTCTACAGCAACGATACTTAATCCTTCGATTTTTACCCTGTAAAGAGGTAACTCTCTGATTTTTCCGTTGTTGTAAATATCGTCCTGCTTAAGCTCCGGATCCACCGCTGTAGCCCCTGCAACTCCTTTTTTTACAGTGCAGTGCATCTCGTCAATTCCACCTGTTCCGGTTGTTTCAAACACTGCTACAATAAAGTCATTTCTTTTCTTTCCTGTTTCTCCATTTGCAATTTCGCAGTCCTCGTATTCTCCATACGGTATTCTCGCAAAATGTCCACCTACAATCAGAACACCATCTGCAATTCTCACTTTGTTGTTGCTGAGTGTAGTTGCCTTACACTGCTGGCCGAGCGTGAATACTCCATCTCCCCCCACAATAGACTGGAAGATAGCAGCATCGTCTTCTGCGTAAATATGTGCTGTCTCTTCCGGCGGTGTATTTAACGTAAGTCCTTTAAATCCCATCTAATCATCTCCTTTTACTCTATATTCGATTTTCACAGTGTTTCCTTGTATATTCAGTATCTTTCCGATAATCGGCTTTTGTACGTATGTTTCTGTCACGGTGTCGTAACCAGCGATAATGTCTCCAATTTCGTAGTCTCCATCGTCTACTGCAAGATTGCATTTTTTGTAGTTCTGCAGTTCTTTTAATCGGCTTGTTCCATCTTTTTCCAGTTGTGCTAGATCTGCACTTGAAAAATCATAAACCGCTGCACGCTCCGCCAAGCCTTTATAAAACTGCGTCTTGCCAATACTACCATCTTCTTGCACGTAAAGATGTAATACCACACGTTCTTCGTTTTGTCCCTCGCCGGCACAAACCAAATGATTTATTCCGCCCCTGTAATCTTCTATTGTAAGAGATATCTGTTCGGATTCCTGCGAATACTCTAGTTCTTCTGAAAAGTCCGTAATCGGAACAGCTTGAAGGCTTACATATCCGTAATCAAGTCCATCAGGCTCTATATAAGATATCTGTAAACGATGCTTATAAGCTGTCAGTAGCTTTGTAATTGCATCATATAACGTCACATACCTATCCACTTGCCAATCCTTAACCGCTACATCAGTAGAGATTTCCGGAACAAAAAAAAGACCATCGAATCGATCCTTTATCAATTCTCTCAATATACTATTTAATTCTCCATTCAGCACAAGGTGGTCTTTCCCAGTCGGTGGCTCTACGACTTTTCGCATCAACAATCCTCGCCATGTCAATCCACTAAAAGTCAGCTCGTATCCATCGGACTGTATATCATCGATGATTCCGCCATACTCCGTGTCGGGTATAAAAATACGATTTTCATACCAATACTTTCTCTTTGTCCATTCGGAAACTGGCAACTGGAATTGGAAGTCATTCGTATCACCTAAATCAACATCAATCTCACGCACCTCGCTCATGTAGTCAATTTCCTCTCCAAAGGGAGTAGCTGCAATAAATTTTAATTCTGACACTTTGGTTCGCTCCTCTCTTCGTAGATCAGCAAGTCAAAATCAAACGTTCCTGACCATACAATTTCCTGTCTTCCTGGAGGGACTTTCTTAAAAATACTCTTCTTTTTTGCACGGTTATTAAAAACACTTTCACGCTCTCCATTTACAGCTACTTTCTCTACTGTTTCTTTCATGCTGTTGATTTCGAGATATTCTCCTTCTTCCAGTACGATATTTACGAGATACGGATATCCGCCGATGCCGATCTGTGGATTAACAACCGGTCCATATATTCTCAGTTTAAAGTTTGCTTCTGTAAAATGCGGATTGATAATATATGTATTATTCATTCCGTTTGCGTACCTGTATGGATATTTATAAGGATATCGCTTGTTATCCGTAGATGTAATATCCGATATTTTGAAGGAGAACTCGGTTTCGGTAATCCAAAATGGGAAATCGGTTATAATTCCATACTCACACTGTATAATCTGATCTGCACCCCAATTATCTTTTTCTGATGACTTAATATAGCAAGTCATGTACTGATCGTTGATATATAACCGTCCGGGGATTCCCGACAGAATATCTGTTTCAAAGATTTCTGTCAAAGCATTCATATTTTCTCGCGCTCCAGCTGATTTACTGCGATGCACATCAATATTTAATGCTTTTTCCCTTACCGTGTATCCAAATCCGACAATTCTATTAGATGTTGTAGACACTTCCCATTCATAATCTAAAAGGTCAGATACCAGCATCTTATATGGTTCTTTATTAAGATTCACTTCTGTGCCATTATGATTTACATATCTAACTATCATGCCAGTACATAACCTCCATCCTTTAATGCTCTGTTAACTTGTCTACCATTTAAAATAACAGGTCGTTCGTTTGACTCATTATTAGCCTCTAGCTGAGCTTTCTTTATCTTTTTGTAGTCTATCTGCGTATCCGTGTAGTTGTTTGTCACTGCTTTCATTGCAACTTTCGCGGTCATTGGCATCGTAGACGTTACTCCTATAGCTGCAGTCTGTATCTTGCCAATTGCTTTTTTCATGCCTGCAGTCATTTGCTTTATAGGTATATTTTTTTCAAACCCAACACCAACACCTTGAGCCATATATTTTCCAACTTCATCTCGCATAACTCTTGACGGAGAATGAATTCCAAAGAAGTCTTTAATTCCACCAAGCACAGATTCTCCGAAACCTTGGATTTTATCAATTACCCATCCTGTCATATCAGAAATACCATTCCACAAGCCTTTTACAATATCTTTACCTATAGAAAGCATTCCCCCTGGTATTGATTTGATTGTATTAACAATCGCTGAAACAATATTTCCTGCTGCATTCTTCACCCAGCTAATTCCTGCCGAGATTGCATTTCCAAGACCTGAAACAGCAGTTCTTCCGATATTTGCAAGTGTAGACGGCAAATTCATCAGTGTATTTTTTAGACCGATTAAAATTTCAGATCCTTTTTTGACGACAAAATCTTTCATTGCACCAATTCCATCGCCTAAAAATTTAATAATGCCACGTCCAAGATTAAGCCACTGAAATGCCATCAACGTGTCCACAATGGCGCTTATAATCTTCGGGATATTCGCAATCAGCGTCGGAATCGATTGAATTAATCCAAGTACCAATTGACCTAAAAGTTGAGCGCCTTTCATCAATATAGTCGGGAAATTATCGTTGATGATATTTGCGAATGTAGAAATAATCTCCGGAACGCGCGAAATTAAAATTGGTACCGCTGTTATGATCCCTTCAACCAGTTTTTGTAGTAGTTCAAATCCTTTTTGAATTAATATCGGCGCAGCTTCTGCTAACTTATCTCCTATTCCCTGGACAAAATCAAGAATCTTTGGCAATGCTTCAGGAATTGCTTTCACAAATCCATCAACCAAATTACTAAGTAATTCATAACCTTTTTGAATTAATGTGGGAACGTTTGTTATAACAGTATCCGCAATAAGCTTTACAAAATTCAAAGCAACTGGAATGATAGTTGGAACAGAAGCAAGCATCCCGTCTATTAAAGACATGACAGCGTTTTTTCCTGCTTCCACTATCTTCTGCATACTATCTCCGGACAATGAATTAACCAGGTTTTCTTGGATTAACTTTCCCACTTCCGGCAACGTCTGCAAGAGCCGCGGAACAATTTCGCCCAACCCCTTCAGCACATTTTTCCCAGCTGTCACCATAGATTCTGCAAGAGCCTCTGGCGATCCAGTTCCATTTAGAAAATTATCAAAAGCTCCTTTCGCAGATGCGATAGAACCGGATATTGTCTCTGAGGCTTCTTTTGCTGTTGTCCCGGTAATCCCCATTTCTGTTTGGACGATGTGAATCGCTTCTGTAATATCTGCAAAATTAGCTTCTAAATGTCCCTTTGAATCCATTGAAAATTTTGCAGTGCTTGCAAATTCTTCGTTCAAGTTTGCTGCATCTTGTAAAAGTCTATACATTTCAGATGCAGTTCCACCATAGCCAAGTTTTAGATTATCCAACATGGTGTAATTCTGCTTTGCAAATCCCTGATAGGCGTTCTGGATCATCTCCATGCTTGTGCCCATCTTGTTGGCATTATCGGACATATCTATGATTGCTCTGTCTGCATAATCCGCCGCTTTTTCGGTATCTTTTCCCAACGACTGCAATAGCGACGCCGAAAAACTTGTTACCGTTTCCATGTAAGCATTAGCAGAAAGTCCTGCAGTTTTATAAGCATTCTCAGCACTATCTATTACTTTTTGCGCACTGTCTTTAAATAGGGTTTCAACTCCACCGATATTCTGCTCTAAGCTCGCAAACGAATCCAGTGCAGATTTTGTCATTACTCCAAATCCTGCAGCAATTCCCGCAACAGATCCAGCTAATACCTTTAAACCACCTTGTGCGATATTTCCTAAATTCTTTATTCCTTTGTTAAAACCTTTTTCACTAATTTCTGTATCAAATTTCAATGAGCCATCATAGCCCATACTATTCACTCCCTTTCTGCGAATAGCACAGGCTCAATGGCTCAATTTAAAGTGCTTTATTTCTTTATCTCAATCTCTCTTTTACATACCCTGCATTTAATATAAATACCTTCACATCTCGCGGTATTGTCTGCGATCGCGAGTTTACATCCACAATATGGGCACTTCACCCAATCTCTCCTTAAAATTGGAGTTTTTATTCTCAAAATATCACCCCTTACGCAAACGCATTTCCAATATCATAATCTGTTAAAATCTCTTCCGGAAGGCGAATTGCATTTTGAATCTTCCTTATTCTCTTTTTCTCGTCTTTATCCTTTATTTCCTCCAAATTTATCCCTCTGTACATAATGCGCTGTTTAATCTCAGTATCCTCGGATAACCCCTCAAACAGCATCCTAAATTTCCACCAGTGCAGATATTCTATTTCGCTTAAATCAATCCCGTAATCACGTAAAAATCCCGCCATAATGTATGGATAGTCTGCACGGAATGAGAAAAGCGGTTTAGCATTTCCTTTACTATTTCCACCTTCGTTCACTTCACACATAGCCACGAAATTGCTCAATTTTAATATCGCTTCTTCAAAATCACCAACTTCCAACAAGAAGTATTCTGACAAAAGGAATGCTTTTTCTTCGTCACTTACCTCTTCGTCCTTGGTCATGTCGAGCAGCTTTATATACTCTCTAAAATCAGTAACAATCGGGATTGGTTCTCCACATATCTCTAGTGTCTTCGGATATTCTTCATAGAATAAATTCACAGAGATCACTTCCTTGTAGTATTAACATTGTACTTAGACAACCTTTGCGCACGTTTCTTTCCAACTTGAACTACTTGTGCTTTGCAGAAAGAAAGAAAAGAATCGTAGCACTCGTCACAGAGTCTGGAATTAACCTTTCCTTCAAATAATTTGTCGGCCGTTCCTGATCCAAAGATATTATCAAATAAATTCCAAAAGAGGTTACAATACGCTTTCGTTATTTCTGAGACTTTACCGTCTTTTTTAATCTTCTTCTCTTCCTCTTCCATTATGTTAAATGCATTTTCATATCTTTCTTGGAACTCTACATCTTCCATATCGATTTCGAGTTCCACGTTATTATATTTCCACTGGCTCATTGGCTCTCCTCCTTATCCTGCTGCGTTGTAATCGCCTTTTGTATATGTTGCTTCTTTTCTACCCTCTCCAGCAAACGTAACATAACCTTCCTCAAGTTCAGATACCGACTTAAATGAACCGCTATAAATAAGGGCATCCGTTCCATCGCTATCAGAATCCGGAATTACCGCATATGTACGTTTGATTGCGTAAAATTTGTCACCCGTCGTACTCTTTTTAAAAAGATCTACGACAATAATATCCACATGTGTGTCACTTCCTAGTTTTTCCCCATCGTGGATCGATGCAATTCTCTCGTGCACCGGGTTATTTGAATACCTGTCAAATGAATAATCAATAGACGGAGCATAGCCAACTACGTCCGCTCTTTCAGAATCTTCATCTACATACTGCCTTGAATACTCTTTCGGATTCTTTGCATTCGTCATAGACGTAAACCCTGTCATTCTCTCGAATTTAGCAGTTCCTCCAGTTGTATCCGTATTCATGAAAGCAACTCTCTGCGAACGATTTACCAATTTTTGTTCTTTGGTTACTGCCATTTTCATACCTCCTGTATATAAATCAAGCGGCACTCTATACGATATCTCGCATTGTCTCCGTCTACATCGTATAAATAACCGCTGTTTAAAGTTTCTATTTTAACCGGACTTTTCCCTTTTTCTAGTAAGGGCAGCTCTCCGGCGAAGCTTTTCTCTTCCAGCCATTCGTCAAATTCTTGATAAAATCCACTATTATCAATATTGATGCGAGTGTCCTGATCGTATCGCTCTCGACTGGTAAAAGCAAATTGAAACTGTTTCTTCGCACCGCCATCAACGTATTTTTGAATAATCGGATCGCACGGGAGAGGATCTATAGAATACTCCATATTCTCTCCCAGATAATCTACATTAACTCGGTAATCTTGAAGAAACGGACACTCCAGAATAAAGCTCCTAATGTTCTCAATGATTTTTGACATACTGTGCGGCTCCCTTTAAAATGGAATCTTTGTGACGGTTTTTCATACGTTCGAACCAATATGACTTTTCTTTATGCTCATAATATTGTCTACGGGCATATGGTGCAATCTGATTGATTTCTCCGCTGCCTATAACCGTTCCAAGCGTAGCTGACTTAATCAATACACCCGTGCGCCGTGGAGTCTCCGGATTCATTCTACGGATGCATTCGGAATCAACAAACTCCTGCGCATTGGAAAATCCTTTCTCTTTGCCCGGTGCAAATTCGGGATTCCACTCCAACTTTGAACTAACCTTTCCGCCTTTACTGGCTTTTGCATACACTGTTCCCCTAGGTGTTACAATCTCGAATTTCTTCTTTCCCTTTGCCATTACACGCCTACCACCTTTACATGAGGAGTATCGCCGAATGCATTGTAATTTACAGATGTTACTCGCATATTTTCGCACCCATCCAAGTCCTTTACTGTTTGCATGTCAATTCGGCAATTTCCCTTTACGATATAATCGTCTTTCTTGACTTTTACTTTTGTTCCAGGTACCCGCACCGTGTACACATCTGCAGATTTCAAACCGTCTGTAGTAACCGATGACTTCTCTTCTTTAAACCACCATGCTTCTGATATGTAAGTTCTCTTCCACTTATCAAGCCAAGAAGACGGGTCATATTCTCGGCTGTAAATGGTAATATCTGTATTCGTCAGCATTATTCCACCCCCAGATATAAAAGTCCTGTATTTAAGAGCCAATATCTCGCAATCGAATACAATTTCCTTTTCATCACTGCAACAGAGTTGTCCCCGTCTGTAGTCTCTGTCACATAGCTAACAGAATATCCATCGATTGATTCAGATTTCTTTTCCTTCTTTTCGTGAGAATATTGAAACACTGTTTCCGCCATTTCGCAGATGCAATCTTTTACATTCTCATACTCAGAAACGTTTTCTGCTGTCAATTTCCCATGAGTTATGTTTTTTAAATATGCTTCTGCTTTCTTCTCACTTTTTGAAAATTCTTCTTCTGGAACAGTATTTCCACCATATTCTCCTACATAATAGATGTAATCTACAATTGCCATACGATCAACTCCCTTATGTACTTGCCATAATTCCAGCGGCTTTCAGCGCGTCCAGCAAAGCCTTAAATTCCGCTTTTGTTACATTCTCCCCTGCCGCCTCAGCCACCAATGTAGCCTGTCTTACAAGTCCTGCTTTTGATTTTGTTGCATTCAATGGAATTCCATTATTGGCTGTCTCTACTCCTGTTTCCAAATTATTCATTTTTTCCTTTGTAATAACATCCCCATCATTCCATGTTGTTTTTGTATAAGCCATAATACTTACCTCCTATTTGATTTTCCTACCTTTGCCTTACCAATTTCCCCGCTACCAATTAAGGCTGCATCAGGAGCGGGTACTATTCCCCCGCTTTGCATGAACAATAGATGCCAGCCAGCTTATTCTCATAGCAATGTGCATACAGATTATAGTTTCTGTACTTAAATACGTGAGAATCACCATCTTGATCCTGATCTGGACTGAAATATTTAACAAACTGTTCCATTGCAGAAACAACCGCTGATTTTTCCACACAAAGGAAGTTGATTTCTTTTCCGTCTGCTGCTTTTACAAATCCATACTCCGTTTTTCCATCTTTTAAATCAATCTTTGTGTACATTCTCGTCTGTGGCACTTTGATTACTTGAGAAAAGCGGTTTAACACACCTTTTGATTTGTACGATTCCATGTCGTCCAGCATGCCAAGAAGTGTTGGTGTAATAAACAAAATTCTGTTTCCTTCCACAACCTCGTTTTCATCCATTTCATTTGTACATGCGCGTAGAGCTTTTATTACCGCATCTCCTGTATCTAATGTCTCTTCTTTCTTTCCAATTCCTGCTGTTCCTGCAATCTTCGCAATTCTCGCCGCATCTGTCTCAGGTGCTACATGAAGTCTCATAAACTCTCCTGACAGCTTTGCAAATGGAAGTCCCAATGATTCCGCATTGTCCAAACGGTCAATTCTTAAATCCTGCGAACGTTCCTTATCGTATTTCACAGTTTCCCATGTCAAAGTTGTATTTCCCTTTGTGTATCCGCTTTTTCTGTCAAAATCTCCAAGAGCTGACATATCAAGTTTTGCAATCTTGATTTCTCCGTTTCCGCCTTTTTTCGCAACTGTTTCGTCTCCATCAAGTACCGATGTCTTTGCCTCTGCCTTATACTTTTCATCTAACATTGGCAGATAAATTGTTGATAATTCAATGTTATTCATTCTCTTCTACCTCTCTTTTCTTATTTTTCTTCCGGCAATCCCATCGCTACACGAATTGCTGTTGTCTGCTGATTTCCATTCTCTCCACCTGTTGGACCAGTTGGATGGTTGATAGGTTCATCTACGCCAAATAGAAAAGCATTTTCTTTTTTCACTGTTTCAAATGCGGCTGCAATATCAGCATCCTGATTCTGTGACTTTTTCAATGATTCCACATCTAAATACGGCATAACTGCTTTTAAAGCTCTTGCTCCTGCTTTTTTAGCTGCTTCCTGCAATTTCCCTGTAAATTCGTAATTCGCTTGAATATCAGCCTTTTCCTGCTCAGACTGTTCAAACTTTGTCTTGTACTCATTTACTTGCGCTTTCACATCCTCATAATCCTTGAATCCTTCAATTGTCTGATTCGCTGTGTCAAGCTGCTGTTTTGTTGTTTCTAATTCCTGCACCTTCGTATCAAATTCTGCTTTTGAAATATATCCTTTTAGTGTTTCATTCCAAGAGGATACAATCTTCTCTGCCTGTTCTTCTGATACTCCTAGTGCAATCAACTCTTCTTTCTTCATTTTCTCGTACTCCTTTCTTCCGTTCTTTTACGTCTATCGGAAAAAGACAATAAAATAAGACGCATAACCCTGCGCCTCAATGGGAGATGTTTGGATCACCGCCTTTCTATGGATATCCTCTTACCGTCAAACATAAGCACGTCTCCGACTTTTGCAATCTGATCACCTATCCTCACCCCTTTCAATTTTGATATTCCATCATCTATGTGATAGACAAATTTTATCGAATAATAATTAATGCGGGTAGTCAGCCACTTTGGCGCTAACATATCCGCATCTTTTGGTACTGTATAATATTGTTTCATAGGCATCCACCTTAAAAATGAGTATAAAAATACCACTCACTCCGAAGAATGGGTGGTATCTATACAACTGCTTTCATTGCTCTATCGTATTCAATCTTCAATTTTCTTTTGAAATCCTCAATTTCTTCTGGTTTCATACCTGGTTCTCCTAATGCACATATATAAGGGGTTTCATCATTCAGTATCTCTGTTGCTCTTGGCTGTTCCGCATACATTTCATCATAATGCACAATCAAAAGACCTTCTAAATCACAGGAAAAATCATAGATATCGTCTGGCGTATTATCTAAAAAATCTTTAATATAATCCATCATTTTTTCAAACATTTTTCCATTCCCCTTTCAAGTTTTTACTTCGCACGACCGATACTATATCTTGAGTATTTTTGTTCTTTATTACTACCAATTGTCTCTCTGCATCGAAATATATCAACTTGCTCTCACCTTCTGTATATTTCGGCTTCCCTTTAATAAACTTCACCAGTTCTTCCTCTGTAACAACCGGAAGACCCGGCTTATTTAACCTTGGAAGTCGACTCAAAGCGTGAACCGACAAATAAATATCTTCCTCGCTAAATCTGTCGTATGCTTCTTTTGATTTCTGCTTAAACTCTGCCGTCCAGTCCTTTTTATTGATTTCCGAGTAAGTATCAACTTTCTTGCTCAAAATTTCAAATTTCTTAGGATTATTGTACTTCATCTGACGGAAATCTGCAAGACTTCCCGCATCGTCTCCGATGATATTTTTGTACCGATAATACTGTTTTGAATCTCTGTCAGCATTCCGAATCATATCAGAAATGTACCGTGCATTTTGTATCTTCGTATTCGTTGCTATTCTTCCACGCATATCATAATATATACGCTCACGTTCTTCTGTCAGACCCATCTTTCGGCAGAATCTTGAATATTCATTGAGCTGTCCTTGATATTTTGCTTTCGCAATCATGATATCATCCTGATCAGCACCGCCACGCTTTAATAGCTGCACTTTTTCTCGCTGTGCTCTCATACATGTTTCCATCTGTCTCTGACGCTGTTTTGCTTCATACAAGGTGTATTCTTTGTCGTTAAATGTCTTTGGAGTATTCTCCTTGCGATTCTGCTCTTCCAACCACTCGTCAGTCCAGTTTCTTGCAGATATCCCAAGAATAAAAGGATAATAAGTGTGATAACAGTTTGCTCCAAGTAATCCGGTAACACTTCCCAGTCCACATACAGTTCTAAGCTCTTCTTTGCTCCAAACTCTTCCTTGCCACACCGCATGAGTTGGACGGGCTCCAGCATGCCATTCCACCTCAAAATGCTCTGTTCCAAGTTTTTTAGCGTTCATTTCGGATATTTTTCCAGACAATTGTGATACCCCTGTCATAACCGCTCTACGTGCTGCCACATCAACTCGGTTTGCTCTGCCAGATGCATACTCTATCTGTCTCAGTCCGCTGTTAGTCAGCTGCGTTACAACTCTTCGTAAGACACTGTTATAATCAAACGCCCCAGACACAATATCCATACAGGCAGCATCAAGATACTTTTGATAAACCTGTGCAAGTGGTGTAAGAACCTTTTTCCCGGTTCCATAATCAAGATAGAAACCAAGAGACTTTGTAATATTCTGCAACTCATCTTCACTCTGACGAATCAGAGCTTCTGTAATCTGCTGCAACTCCTCGTTATCCTCAAAAGGGGTAAACTCTGCATTGATCTGTTCGTATACGTCTTTATTTCGAACATATTCCCAGTCAATGACTTTATCATACAGTTCAAACATCTCCGGATAGGATTTATTTAGAGTCTCTTTTAGCATTTTCTCGATATCTTCTGAGGAATACCCTAAAACTCGTAACCGGTTTATCTGCCAGTCTGCTGTGCTTGTAATTTCCCCAGTTTGTCTGATTCGTCGAACAATATCTTCCATGATCCGCATTTCCAAATCAGAGAAGTGTTTCTCAATCTGACTAGATAATTGTTTCTTGTAATCTTCCCTCAATCAGATCACCTACTCCATGACATTATTCTGCGCCGGAACATTCGACTTTGCTGTCTCTTCATCCTCACCATACCATTTCATACGGTATTCCCAATGATGCATGAATCCCGCTGCTACATCCGCCATATCTTGTTTTCTTTCAGCCTCTTCATCTGTCAGAATAGAATCATTGAACTTGCAGTTAAATTCATATTTAGAAGTGTATAATCCATTGTAAAACGCAAAGCCTGCTACTAAGTCTTCCAGACACGTCTTTAACTTATCCTGTATTGCTGTTACACGATTGTATTTTCTTGACTTTGATGCCTTGATTTCTGTTGCCGTTTTATCCACATATTGCACATCAGACAGATCTCCGTAAGCCAATCCTACAGAAAACTCAATCTGCCTATAATACTTTTCCAAACCGTTAATGAATCCTTCTTCTCTTAACTCTGGAGAAAATTCTTTGAAAAGTTCAGCGTCTTTTCCTGCATCAAGTTTAAAACCGCGATATAATCGTTTATTCAGCTTTGCAAGAAAACCTTTACCCTTTCCATTTGTGTTATTTAATGCACGATCATCTACATGTATCGCACGCTCTCCCGATTCAAATTCCCAGTCAAGTCTTGCCCCTTGTACGTCTGCCTTTTTAATACGTTCAACAGCAGATTCAAAAATAGATACCCCGCAAGGAGAATCGTCAATTTTATTTTTTAATGGCACTCTGAAATAGCCAAAATCCATCTCCTTCATACCGTTGTACGTAACATCTTCCGGGTAATTCTCCCATTCTTTCACATATGCAAGCGGGATTTCCATGCCAACCGTACTTGGTGATGTACTCTTATAGGCTTTATTGCGAATCCGGAGATTTCCGCCTCTGATATCATGCCTTTCTGTTCTGATGTAATAATTCGATACGCCACGTCTTTTCACTTGAATAAACATGCAATCATCAGGCTTTCCAGTATCATCAAAGTGAATCGGTATAAACTTATCCGCGGTAACATACTCGACTTTATCAGTCCCTATCGGTTTAATGATAAAAGAGCCAAGCGCAAGTCCATCTTGAAGATTCTCGTTCAAATCTTCAATCGCATTCTGCAGAATCTCATTCATTTTTTCATCGTTGACCGACACTTCCATTTCGTTCAAAACAACATCTGCAAATTCTCTGCAAATCCCCTGTTCAATGCGTAGTGACGTGATATAATCACTGTTTTTACACCAAGGTGCATTCCCAGCAACCATTGAATTCCATTCATTTATCTTAACTGACATCTTCTCTGTTAAGGCGACCTCTCCGCCGACCAATCTCTGTACTGTAGTCATCGTGAACATCTGTGTCACCCCCTTAATCCAATTCCATATTTTTTCAATCATCTTCCACCTCTTGTATCAGATATTTCATATCTCGTTCTATCGTGTATTCAAATGCATCCAAACTGTCGATATCTGTACTGCCATCATCCAAGCGTTCGTCTTTGTCTTTTACTTCTTTATCCCATACTGCATCAGATAGAGCCGTTTGCAAACTCTCGCAATCTTTTGTAATAAAAAACCGCCCTGCTCCCATAAGCCTGACGGTACATCTGATTCTGTCATTTATCGCTGCTTTTCTTGCCTTGCGAACCGATATCCACGGAAACTTTTTCTCTACTGCATTGCGAATAGAATTGCCAAGTACAGTCTCTGCATTATCGTAGTAAACTCCTTCTACGTTGCAATATCTCACATAATCTCCATGTTTGTCGATAACCGAATATTGATCAATCACTTCCTGTGCAAACTCACAAAACAACTTGTCCAGCATATTACTGTCAATATCCTCATTTTCATCCTTTGCCATGATTCTGCGAGACTTTAACGCAATCACATCTCTATAATCATCTGTATATCCTCTTGCAACAAAGGAGTGCCCGGACTGGTTTCCACCAAAGTCTAACCCTATTTCAATAGATGTGATATCCTCTTTCCGGAACTGCTTTACTTCCGGATCATCTTTCAGCTCGTCCACCACTTCACATCGGAACGCATCCGGATTGTCTGCAAATTTCTTATAAATTGCTCCATCTGCCCTCTTCCATAGACCAACAATTAAACGGTCGTAGTAAATCGTACCCTCATACTCTTTGCAGAGTTGCTCAACAAATTCTTTCGGGAGAAACGGATTGTCGAATATTGTGTATCTCTGCAAGTAGATATCCAGTTCATCGTTGTCTAAGAACTCTTTTAGCCAATGTGTTGGATGCTCAGGATTGCAACTTCCATCGAAGCAGCTATACGGCTTATCAAGACGAGATTTAAGCATTTGGAATACCTCCTTGTTCCACTTTGCCACCTCATCTCCGTAGCAGTATTTAATTGACGCACCTTGAATCTTTGCCACTTGGCTTACCTTTTCTGCGCCAAGGCAATATACAGGCTCTCCGCAAACCATTGCTATGTTTTGACTGTTAATTGTTCCAATGAGCTTATCTGTGTAGATTTCTCGCATTGGAGCTAACACATTTCGCTCGATGGAGCTTTTTGACACTCCAAGGATGACGTTTAGTCCCGGCTTGCCAGCTCTCTCCCGGATTCGAAACGGTATAACGAATGCAGTATCTACATAAGACTTTCCGGAACGTACCGCACCGGACTTAAAATTCCAACGGTGTGTCGCGTTTACAATATACTCATTCTGTTTCTTGCTTAACTGCATTGTTCCTCAATTCCTCCAAGATACTGTCTAATCTATCAATTGCTTCATCTGTTTCACTTTCTCCGGTAACTGCCTGTTTTCGTGCCTGTTTCAACTCAGTGTCGGCTTTCTGATTTTCTAAATCCATGTCTGATTTATCCGTCTGTCCCACGACTTTCATAATCGCATTATAGGCTTTTACATCTCCCATCGCTGCCTGATTGATGATTGCCATCGTAATGATTTCCTCGTAGGTACTTTCTCCTCCGTCTGCAATTAACACATCGGATAGTCCATCAACGTGCGCCTGCATAGTCAAACACCTATTCATTGTATCTCGCATGGCAGCCTTTCTTCTTCTCGCTTTCCCCGACTCGATGCCGGCAATTCTTGCTAATTCTCGGCGTTCGCTCGGAGTTCGATTGTTATTTGCATCTTTTATGTTTTCATACCCTGCCACTTCACCACCTTCCAATCTGTCATTTTTCTCTATCTGGATACAGCAGGACTTGAACCTGCGACCTTCCGCTTATGAGGCGGCTACTCTAACCAGCTGAGCTATGTATCCATATTTATTCCCACGAAAAAACGCCACAGCTATTGCCATGACGTCTTTTTGATTCTACCAAAGTTACGAGGGGAAAGTCGAAAAGTTAATTCCAACTTCTCTAAAATAATTATAGCATACTATTTTTGTGAAAAGTGTGAAAGTTTCAAATATCCATTGATTTTTTTTGATACATAACTTCGGTCTATATTGAACTGTTTTGCAACCTCTCTCTGCTTTTTCCCTTCTACATACAGCAATTCAAAAATCTCTTTTATTTCCGCATCCTCTATCCCGTCAAGAAACTCTTCCACCTCTTGAATCTCTGCCAACACATGCAGGCGTTCTGCTTCTTTTTTCCTGATCTGCTTGTTTATTCGCTCCTGCTCATCCGGATCAGGTATCATCACAGATGTCCTAACTTCCGTATAGGGAAAATCTTTACTTGACCCACGAACCTTTCCCATCACTTCTCCTGCCGGCTCAGTCTCACAGAGTTCTGATATCCTCGCATCAATTCTTTTAAGTCTTGCTTTGTTCGGTATATACTTTTTTAGTTTTAACTTGTCCACCGGCACCACCTCCCTTATGTATTTTCCTGATGTAATCCATTACCTCGATACTCTGATATGCTTCGTGCTGCATGTGCCACTTTGCAGTTTCACTCGGTCCTCGCTTTATAATATCATCAAAGGTATTTTCTTCGTCCAGCTTTGCTTGTTTCCGTGTTCTTCCATAGCTCAAATTATCACTTCCCTTCAAATTTTAAATTTTTTCTAAAAATAGCGTTAGTTTTCCTCGACTTATGTGTATATATAGTAGAGGAGCCTATAATACTGTGAGGTCGGGGCAACGGCACTTAAGACCGTGCTCCGCTGTCCTCTATAAAAAATCCTGTAACTTCATTTGTGCTGTTCCTTCTTTGTATCGTTTCAATGACAAATCGTACATATATTTGCATTTTTCAAATCCAACAAATAAATTTCCATTCTCATTAAACGCTATCAGACTACTTGCACTTCCTACATGAGTATCAAGAATTTTCCATTCTGACGGTATCTTATATTTCTGTAATATCCATCGGTATAAATTAACCGGCTTTTGCGTTGGGTGTATACGTTTTTCGTTCAGTTTCTTATTTCCTTGCTGAATCGTTCCTTCAGTAATTGATTTTCCCTGAAACATTCCGTTCCACATATATCGGAATATTCTCACCGAATTATGTAAACTGCAGAACGCAATTTCACAATCCGAAAAATCTGTTTTATCATTACATTTATCCCATACAATCCTTCCACTTCCAAAAGGATAATTAAAATAATTGCATCCCCAAACAATCTGATGTTTTGACACTCTGGCCAGTTCATTAAAATACATTTCTGTTGGAATTTCCCAGTCATCTATCTTTTTATAAATTCTTTGAACTCCTATGGGATTGATTCTTCTCCCATAAAAACTCCTACTATTCGGTCCTTTGAAATACGGAGGGTCTACAATTGCAATATCAAAATATTTATCTGGAAATTCCTTCATTCCGTCCATGCAATCCATATTGTAATAACCAAAATCAAGCATTTATTACACCTCTTTTACAAATCTTTAAAGCTTCGTTCACATTCTTTCTATCTTTTCATCACAGGATTATCACAAATCCTGTGTATAGTAATAATCAAACAAAGGCATTTAGTTTTTTATATAGATTTTCTTTTTCATAATTAGCCGGTCATTGTACCGGCTTCTCCTCTGTTTACAGAAAGTCCTCTATGCTCATCTGATTATCTTTTTCAAATACAAGCATTTCATCTTTTGCCCTGTTATAAAATGTTCGGTCAATTTCAAATCCAAATGCATTCCTGTTAAGTTCTGCTGCTCTTAGCGTGCTTCCACTTCCAACAGCTCCGGATTATCGAAAATATTGCCATGATTAATCATCTGTGTTGTATAACTCCCAAAGCACTCACATATAATCTCATCAAACCTCTCATTATTCTTTAAAACCCAACAAGCATCTTTTTCACAATACTTTACGACTCCAAAATAATCGTCTTCCGGCTCATCGTAAGAGTATGCATTAATGCTTATAATATCATTCTCCCAAATCTTATTGCCGTTCTTATCGGTAAGTCCTGTGTACTGGCAGAGGGTGTCGGAATCTACTTTCATCCATCCCCATTCTTCATTTCTGCTTACTTTGAATGGAACAAAAATCACATCACTAGGTCTTACATCATTTCCGATTGTTGTTTTGCAATAATACCCTTCCACCCATTCACCATTATCTTTTCTCTTTGCTTTAAAAAGTATTTCTCGCATCTCTACTCACTCCAATCTAATCTTTCATTCCTAATCTTCTGCAAACAGTGTTATATCCACAATTTAGTTTTTCAGCAATTTGGTTGATTGTTAACCCTTTGTTCCTAAGAGAAATCACTGTTTCTTTTGTAACATCACTTCTCGAAATAATATGTCGCATCCTGTTTCCAAAATTTCTTTTATACTCTTCTGAAACATATTGAACTAAATTATGTTCTTTTGTATGTAACGAATTTTTAATTACTTGAAGATTAGAAATATTATTATTTAATTTATTTCCATCAATATGGTGAACGT